TCAGCTTGGGTATAGTGATGACTTTAAAAAGTACACGCTTTGTCAGAGCATGGACGCAAGTTTTAGGATTTTTAATGTGGCTCCGATTATTTTTATTAATGTATTGGATCCTAAAAAGCATAAAAAAGACAACACAGAGACTTCAGTAAATGTGGTTGCAAAGCAGGCAAAGCTTGAAGAAGATGGGATTCTTCTTGATACTTTAGTGGTTAAAGATGGAGCTACCACACTTACAAAAAATGAAGATTATATTACAAGTTTTACTGATGATGGAAAAGTACTGGTATCTCTGATTGAGGGAAGTTCACATGCAGGAGCAAGTACATTAACAGTAAAGTCCACAAGTATAGATCCTTCGGCTGTAAAGGCAAAGGACATAATTGGTGGATATGATGCAGCTACAGACAAAGAAAGTGGACTTGAACTTATCAGACAGGTATATCCGAGGTTCAACATGACACCCGGACTGTTGCTTGCACCGGGATGGTCACAAATACCTGAAGTAGGAATTGTTTTGGGAAGCAAGTGTTCGGAAATCAATGGAGTATTCAGTTGTGAATGTGTCCTTGATTTAGACAGCAGTAGTACCGGAGCAAAGAAGTACAGTGCAGTTGGAGAGTGGAAAAATAAAAACGGATATACAAATAAACACAGCGTTGTGCTATGGCCACAAGTAAAGGTCGGCAAGAAACAGTACGTATTTTCGGCAATATTTGCAGCGCTTACTGCTTACACAGATGCAAGTAATGATGATGTTCCAAATCTTTCACCTTCAAATAAGATGGCAAAAATCACAGGACTGGTACTTGATGACGGAACAGAGGTAACACTTGATCAGAATCAGGCAAATCTACTTAACAGTCAGGGTATTATTACAGCAATTAATGTTAATGGTTGGAGAACTTGGGGAAATAATACAGCAGCATATCCCGGGGTAACAGATCCTAAAGACAGATGGTTTTGCTGTAGAAGGTTTTTTTCATGGTGGGGTAACAGTTTTATTATGACGTATTTCCAGAAAGTGGATGACCCTGCAAATTATCGTTTAATTGAATCAATTGTCGATAGTGAGAATATCAGAGGAAATTCATATACATCACAGGGCAAGTGTGCAGGCGCAAAGATTGTATTTGAGGAAAAGGATAATCAAATAACGGACATACTGAATGGTAAGATTAAATTCCGTCAATATTTGGCACCTTATACACCGGCAGAGGATATCCTTAATGTTTTGGAGTTTGATCCAAGCATGCTTGCAGCAGCAATAAGTGGAGGAGGTAATTAATTATGGCAGGAGTTCTTGGAATACCAGGAGTGATTAACAATTTTAACCTTTATTATAAAGGAACTGCTCTTGTGGGATTGACAGGAGAGATAACTCTCCCTGATTTTGAAGGAACAACGGAGACACTTAGCGGACCGGGTATACTTGGAGAAATAGAAGAGGTTGTAATCGGAGCTTTCGGAAGTATGGAGCTTGAAATTCCGTTCCGTATACTTGATGAGGATGCTTTTAGCCTTATGTCTCCAACAGAAACTCTTGACTTAACTCTTAGAGCAAGTGAACAATATACGGTAAAGAGTACCGGCGGAATAGATACTAAGGGAATGAGAGTTGTAGTCAGAGGAAGGCAAAAGAAGCTTACTGGGGGAACCATTAAGCAGGGTGGAGCAATGGATGCCTCTGTTACCGTTGAGGTAGCATATATCATGATAGAGCTTGACGGTAAAAAGAGAGTTGAACTTGATAAGCTTAATAATGTTTACAAAGTCAATGATAAGGATTTATTGGCAAAGATTAGAAGTCAGTGCTAAAGGAGATAGATATGGCAGATAAAGATAAAGATAAAGTAATTAATGTTGCAAACACTAAGGATGGTGCTACAGAGAGTTCAGTCTCTGAGGCTTCTATGGTAGTTCATTTCTCAAAGAAGTATTTTTTTGAGGATAAGGAATATGAAGAGATAGACTTGAGTACATTGGAAGATATGACGGCGACCGATATGATAGCGGCAAACAAAGTGCTGGAAAAGAGTGGAAGTTTTTCATTCTTACCTGAGATGTCACTTGAATATGCTTGTATCATATCAGCAAGAGCAACAAAGATGCCTTTAGAATTTTTCCAGAGATTACACCCACGAGATGCTATCAAAGTAAAAAATAAGGTAACATCTTTTTTTTACGGAGAGGGATAAGACCTGAAGATGGTAAAAATTTAAGAAAAATTGCAATACAGCTTGCTATGTCATTACAGACAGGGATTGATTATTTTCTATCCCTGTCTGTTTTTGAATTGATAGAAATAGCAGAGGAGGTGGAAGAGATTGGCAGGAAGCAGCGAGCAAGAGCTGGCAATTCGAATCGCAGGTAAAGTAGAGAACTCTTTGAAGCAGAGCCTTGGCATGACTGAAGATGGGATTAGTCACCTTGCAGGAATGGCAAAAAAGGCAGCTGTTATGATTACAGGAGCATTTGCTGCAATAAAGGTTGGACAATTTATTGGAGATGCGGTCAGTGAGTATTCTGAATTCGAACAGTCAATGGCAAATACAGCAGGTATAGCCGGTGCTACTGAAAGTGAATATGAAAAACTGTCAAAAGCTGCAAGAGAAGCAGGAAAAGCCACCACCTTCACAGCATCTGAAGCCGCTGATGCATTGGGATATATGGCACTTGCAGGTTGGAATGTGGAGACCAGCACAAAAGCACTTACTCCTGTCTTAAAACTTGCAGAAGCCACTCAAGCAGACCTGGCGACTACAAGTGATCAGGTCACCGACTCTATGAGTGCGATGGGTGTCGGAATAGATGAATTGCAGGAATACTTAGATGTTGTAGTTATGACAAATAATAAGGCAAATACAACTTCTGCTGCCTTGATGGAAGCGATGATTGGTTGTGGAGGTGCCGCCAGAGCATCCGGTATGGATTTCAAGGAGACTGCGACAGCACTTGGTATATTGGCAAACAATGGTGTAAAGGGTGCAGAAGCCGGAACAGCGTTGAATTCTATGTTGGTTCGTATTTCAACTAAAGATGCAGCAAAGGCGGCGTTTGAGGATCTTGGAGTTGCGGTCTATGATAATGCCGGAAAGATGCGAGATATGCGTCAAATCTTAATTGATCTGAATGGTGCGATGTCAGGTCTGACAGAGGAAGAGAAGAATAACTATATGGCAGCCATTGCCGGAACAAACTACTACTCAAAGTTTGGATATCTTCTTGATGGTGTAAAAGAAGGTGTAGACGGTACGGCTTCAGCATGGGATGCATTATCAGATAACCTTAATAATTCCGAAGGTGCACTGGATGAAATGGATAAAAAGGTCACAAACACCTTGAAGGGTGCAATGGCAAGAATGGGCAGTGCTGTAAGTGATCTGAAAATATCAATGATTGAAGCCTTTGGACCACATGCGATAAAAATAATGGATGGATTTTCCAATACTATTCCTAAGATTACTGAAAACTTTGTCGGAATGATAAATAAACTCCCAATAGATGAGTTTATGACCGGGATTGGAAATATGTCCTCAGGTGTTATGGATTTCTTAGTTACGCTCACTGGTGGAGAGGGTAGCATAGATTCATTTAGCAATATGATGCGAGATACTTTCGGAATTGAGCTTCCTGATTCAATAAAGAGTGCTATAGAAGTGGCACAGGATTTTATAAGTAAAGGGCAAGAAGTTGCAGGCTTTCTCATAGGGACATTGAAAAATGCTATTGGTAATGTGATGGATAAAATAGCAGAGAATGAACATACATTTGAAAGTATTTTGGACCTGTTGAGTGATTTGAAATGGAAGTTTCTTGAAGCTTTTGATAATGCAAAGCCTACAATAACATATATAGCAGAAACGGCTATTCCTAATGTTACTGACGCACTTCTTAAAGTAGTCGGGGGTGTGACAGATGTAGCTGATGCATTTGTACAGTGGGATGGATTTTTGCCTACAATCACTGCAATAGGTGTAGCAGTTGGAGCTGTTAAATTTTATCAGTTTGTGACAGGAGTTTATTCTGCTGCAAAGGCGATGGCAATTTTGAATATAGCTAAAATTAAAGATATAGCTCTTACAGCGGCAATTCATGGATTATACATTCAGGATGCAATAGTAAAAGCTGCCAGTACAGCTCAAACCTGGGCACATGCAGCAGCTACAAAGGCAGCAGCTGCGGGTCAGTGGTTATTAAATGCAGCCATGAATGCAAATCCAATTATGATAGTAGTACTTGCGATTGCTGCATTAGTGGCAGGGTTGATAATCGCCTATAACAAAAGTGAAACCTTTAGAAATATTGTGAATAAAG